TAATTTATTTTTTTTTTTTATATAATATAAAGACTTAGAGCGTTATTTTTTTATTTCTCGGTTGTAACTCAGGTGATTTACAGTTGTATTGGTTGCAACCTGAGCCAGTAAAAATAAAAAACTATACAAATAATAAATTTATGCTATAGTGTTATCAACATCAGGGTAGCGCCCATCCATCAGCCTAATCCCCATTGCAGAGTGCGGGATTTGGCAAAGACCCCGGCTAACCCACCGGTTAACGATTTAATGCTAATGCGTAAAACTTGCCGCACTGTCCCTATTTCATCGGTGCGGGGTAAAATAATCCCGTTTTGGTATGGGTAACAAGGCCGGAAGGCGCGTAATTTTAAGCCGGAACGTGCGTAATTAAATCAGGGTTACAATTTTTAAATTAAATTAAGGCTGTGTTCACTTATCAATTTTTGCAATACAGGCGAGTTCTTATGAAAGCAATACATGACACCAGGGTAATAGGAGTTTTGGCCGTGTGGCTTATCCTGCTGCCGATAATCGCCTTCTTGCCGGTTGATATTCGATGGACTATTGAGAGTCGAGTTGTTCAAATGGCATTCGGCTATTATCCGCATAGTTTTGATGACTGGTATCATGTGTTTATGTTGATTATTGTGCTGATAAGCATCCTTGTGTTGGCGTGGTGAAAAATGGCGTACTATAAGTTTTGGATGGTGTATGACAGTGGAAAGCTTCAAGATAAACAATATTTCGTTGAGTCAGAAGCGATAGATCATGCACAATGGCTAGCAAAGGATGGAGATCGTCCTGTTTATGTACTAGAAGCAATGAGCGGATACGATACCCCGGAGCCAAAGGTGGTAAAATTTACAACAGAGCGCGTTCCGTTGGCTGTTAACGGAAAGGATTTATGAATGGCGCGCGTTTAATACTGTGAGCAATTTTAATTGCGAAAAATGCGGAAAGCCGTGTATTGATAGTCCGATAGGATATGTTACGGGATGTGAGCATTACCCTGCGGATGAAGCCCCACCCGCGCCGACAAATGACGCGGGGTTAGCAGTGGTGTTATTTGGAATGTTTAGCCGTAATCTTAACATCCCATCCCAAGGCGATAAGATCACGGATGAAGTCGAGCCGCCAGTCACGCAGGTAGGCGCTCATGTTTCTTTTTGAAATGATGATGTGCATTTTTTAATCCTCAAAAGTTGTTTCCTAATCCTATCCCGGCACTTTCGACAGACCGGATTAGCGCGTGGTTGGCATTCTCGTTCTGCCCCACATTCGGGGCAGGTCGTTGTTGTCATGCGGCGCATGGCCGCAAGCTGTTGGCCGGGGTTAGACATGATTTAAGCTGACAATTTCGCTGATTGTCATTCCGTTGTCGATAAAGCCAAAGCACTCCCTGGCTTGTTCTGCAAATTTTTCTATTTTAACGACCCTAAAGGCCAAACTTCCTGTATTTCCGATCCATTTGATGTACGGAGCTTTTACAGAGATGCTTCCATCTCTGTGGTTTATAAGGCGGTATTCTGTGTTATAAATTCCGCAGGTTGTGTTTATTGTTTTCATTTTCTTATCCTCCAAAGTGGTCCAGGAAATCCAGACCGTGGAAAAAGGATACGTGCGTTTCCGCAATAACGCAAGTGAATAATTATTATTTTATTATTTATTTTTTGATTGTACTAGATGTAGTGTTTGTGTTATGTTTGAACACAATATATTGATTATTTAAAACGGATTATGTTAAATAATGGCAGGTAAAGGCGCACCAAAGGGACGACCCAAGCCGGAAGGGGCCGGCAGAGCTAAGGGAACGCTGAATAAAAACACAGCCGACCTTAAAGCGATGGCTTTCGCCGCGCTTAACGCAGGCGCAGGCGGTCAGGCTTTTCTTGAGCAACAGAAACGGGAAAACCCCGTGGCATTCCTGAACTTCATTGCCAAGTTTGTGCCACGGGATTTGAACCTAGGCGGACAGGATGGCAACCCAATCAAAGCCATACACCGCATCGAACTGGTTCCGCTTCTAGGTAATGATTCCACAGATAGCCCTACCGAGTAAGCTTATCCCCGTATTCCACGGCGAGGCGGACGTGCGCGGAGCCTATGGCGGACGCGGTAGCGCCAAGACCCGCAGCTTTGCAAAGATGGCCGCCGTCAAAGGCTTTATGTTTGGATGTATGGGCATTACCGGGCAGATACTTTGTGCCAGGCAGTTCATGAACTCTCTTGATGATAGTTCGCTGGAAGAGTGCAAGCGGGCCATTCAGGATGAACCGTGGCTATTGAGCTACTACGAAATAGGCGATAAGTACATCAAGTCGTATGATGGCAAGATAGCGTTCAGCTTTGCCGGTCTGGATCGCAACATATCGAGCATCAAATCCAAAGGCCGCATCCTGCTATGTTGGGTCGATGAGGCCGACGTGGTGAACGAACCGGCATGGCGCACCTTGATACCCACGTTACGGGAGGAAGGCTTGGTTGACGGCAAGGCCTGGAATGCGGAATTGTGGGTAACCTGGAACCCCTTGCGTAAGGGTAGCCCAACCGACCTGCGATTCAAGAATAGCACCGACCCGCGCTACAAAATCATCTCGCTTAATTGGCGCGATAACCCCAAGTTCCCAGCGGTCCTGGAGCGGCAGCGACAGCGGGACTTGCTTAATAAGCCGGATGAATATGATCATATCTGGGAGGGCGCTTACGGCAGCAGCCAAGGCGCAATCCTGTCACGCTGGGTAAATGAGGCTGAGAGAGAAGGACGCATCCACAATGATGTAACCTACGACAAGCGCGGGCATGGCATCGTTATCAGTTCTGACATCGGCTTCCGGGACACCACAGGCTGGTGGTACTGGCAGCCGGTCATCGGCGGTGCAAAGTTACTCATGTACGATGGCGCAAGCGGCATGGATTCGGACGACTGGATACCCATTATCCACGAAAACCTACTTAAGCTTGGTTCCAACTCAAACAACGGCCTGCACAAGATTTGGCTTCCCTCAGACGCCAAAGCCAAGACCTTCCAAAGCAAAAATACATCCCATGAGAAATTCATCCGCGCTTTCGGCGGCAACAAGGTTCGCATCGTGCCGCAGTCCCGCAAGCACGACCAGATCGAGGCGGCGCGTACCTTCATCAAGCGCGTAGAGTTCAATGGCGAACTATGCGAGGATGGGCTGGACGGCCTACGAGCATGGGAATTTGACTATAACGAGGATGCCGGCGTATTCAGCCGAGAGCCGAAACACAACTGGGCGAGCCATCCTGCCGACGCGTTTTCATACGGATGCCAAGTGCTAAAAGAGCCAATCGAAGATAAAAGCACTACACCTATTGACCAGCAACTTATTAATGCTAGTATAGCGAATATAAGCATGGGTAAAATCACGCAAAATCACCTTAAGACCATGAAATCCAGGCGAGAAAATGCACTATGAGTGAGCCAATGAACACCGACCTAGCCTACTGGCTTAATGAAATTGACGGCGCCAAGAAGCGAGACGATGATTATGTCCGCGACGGCGACCGCATTCTGGACATTTATTCATGCAAGGACGAAAAGAAAGTCCCGTTTAACGTCCTGTTCTCCAATACCGACACCCTCCTCCCCGCGTTATTTTCCTCCACCCCGCGCCCGGTAGTACAGCGGCGCTTCAAAGACGATGACCCAATAGGAAAAGCGGCTGCAATGGCCGGCACACGGATGTTGGAGTATTTGATCGATACAAATATCGACGGCTACGAAACTTTTACCGAAGGCGTGCAGAAAGCCGTCATCGATGCCCTATTACCTGGGCGCGGAATTACCGCAGTCAAGTATGATGCAGAAATCAACGAAGAAGACGACCCCAACAAACCAGAACCAGGAGACACCGACAATGAAGAACAAGAAACCGACGACACCGAAGAAGATGCCACCGAAACAGGGCCGCTGTTAGAGAAAGAAAGCGAACTCGTCTGCATCGATGCAAAAGAATGGGATCGCGTGCTATTCGGCTATTCCAAAAAGTGGTCGACCACGCCCTGGATCGCCTTCGAGCAATCGATTGATAAGCCGGAGGCCATCCGTTTATTTGGCGCATCAATAGCCAATAAAATCCAGTATACCAAGGACAATGACAAACCCGACGACGACAAGACCAATGGTGACGATGAGAACCAGGGCGGACGCAAGACAGCCGTTATCTATCAAATATGGGACAAGGCAAACGGTCGCAAGGTGCGTTATGTCTCGCGCCATTACAAGGACGGCTTTCTAAAGGTCGAGGACGACCCGCTAGAGTTGACAGGATTTTACCCCATACCCAAGCCGCTGTGTATTGTCGCTCAGTCTGTCGATCATGCGCCGATTGCGTCCTATTTATTTTACGAAACTCAAGCCAAGGAACTCAACGAACTGACCCGGCGCATCACGCTCTTAGCCAAGGCCATCAAGGCCAAAGGCATTTATGATGCCGAACTGGGCGACGATATCGCCAACATGATGGACGGCGACGACAACAGCCTTATGCCTGCCGACAAGTCCAGCGCCATTGCCGCTGAAAAAGGCTTCCAGAATGCTATCTGGTTCATGCCTGTTGAACAGCTTATCAAGGTATTGCGCGAGCTGTACACGGCCCGCGAGCAATGCAAGCAGGTAATCTATGAAATCACCGGCATTAGCGACATTATCCGGGGCAGCACCAACGCCAACGAAACCGCCACGGCGCAGAACATAAAGAGCCAATGGGGCACCATGCGCCTACAGCGGATGCAGGGCGAAGTCCAGCGCTATGCCCGCGACATATTGCGCATCATGCTGGAGCTAGCCGCGTCGAAGTTCAGCGAATCGACATGGGCTAAAATGACAGGCTTACCGTTTGCAACGGAAGAGCAAGTGGCGCAGGCGCAAGCCATTGTGCAGGCTTCACAGCAAATGCAGCAGCCACAACAAGCACCCATGCAGCCAGGACAGCCACCGCAACAACCCCAAGTCAGCCCCATCGTCCAACAAGCTCAACAAACCCTGCAACAGCCGCAATGGAGCCAAGTTCTCGAATTGCTTCGTAACGATATCGACCGCAGCTATCGCATCGACATTGAAACAAATTCCACGGTACTGCCGCAACTGCAAGAAGATCAACAGAATATGGCGCAAGTGCTGGACGCGCTCAGCAAATACCTGCAAGGCGTCACGCCATTGATACAAGCCGGTGCGTTTCCGTTCGAGGCCGCAAAAGCCATGATGATGAGCGTGGTACGCCGCTTTCAATTCGGCCAGGAGATAGAGGATTACATTAAGGAAATGAAGCAGCCCCAACCGCCTGCGCCACCACAAGACAATACGCTGCAAATAAAGCAAATGGAAACTCAAGCGCAGCAGCAGTCCGAAGAAAAGAACGCGCAACTCACGCTGCAAGTCGAGCAGGGCAAGGCCGCAACACAAATGCGACTTGAGGAAATGAAGAACAGCACCGATATAAAGAAGCACGCCATGACGCTTAATGCGTCCAAGCGAGAGGCCGATGCCATGCAGTTTGACGAAAATGGGGAGGAGATTATGGGGCCGACACAAATGGAACAAATGATGGCGTTGCTTGAAAATGCGCAACAGCAGAACTTACAGGCACAACAGGCGCAAACGCAACAGATCGGCGCCATGATAGCCGCCATGACCGAGACGCTTGCCGCGCCCAAGATTATTGTCCGAGATGACTCAGGCCGCGCCGTTGGCGTTAAAACACTTTCAATATTAAATTAAAAGGCTTAGTGGTCACAATATGAGTCAAAAAAGATTTAATCAAAAGTTTGTCTGCTTCCCGGAATTTGCGGATATGTCCACAAGCGGTAACGCATTACCGGTAATCAACGCAACCGGTGAAACTATTTTTGCGTGCGGGCATATTGCCCTGGAAAATCCTGATGGTGGATCGAAAACGATTTCAGCTGCTGGCGGTGGCTCCATTGTCGTCTTGCTGGGAACGGTGACTTTTGCAAATGCGGGATCAACATTTGATGTGGGTATTCAGGATATTTCGACAGCCACAAACCCCATGCAAGGTGACGGCACGTTCGATGTTAAGGCGTCATTTACTGGCGGCGGCGGTGGCATAACCGGCAGTGCATTTAATACTTGCGCAATGACATCAGGGACAAAAACCTTAGCTCATGGCGACATAGTTGCCATAGGCTTTGCCATGACAGCAAGAGCTGGAGCCGATTCTATTGTAGTTTCCAGCGTTGGTATGGCTTGCCCAAAGGCATTCCCTGCTTCCGTAACCAATGCCTCCGGTCCTTTTACTCGTATTGCCAGTTGCATTCCAGCCGCGTATATTATTTTTGATGATGGTTCAATTGGCTGGATTTATGGCGCATGGTGCCACACTGGAATAGCAACACAAACGTATAACTTAAATACAGCTACCGCGGATGAGTATGGCAATTTAATAATGTTTCCCGGCACAGTTGAGGCCGAGGGCATAAGCGTCGTTGTAACTGCCGGGGCTACGGCTGATTTTGAGGTGATTTTATATTCCGATCCGTTAGGCACCCCTGTTGCGGAAAGGGTAGTTTCCATAGATTCAACTTATCTAGCGGGTAGTGGCTTTGTGGTGGATGTTTTATTCCCGACCAGGATTAGATTGCGCCCGAATATTGAATATGCCGTAACAGTCCGCCCAACGACAACAACTAATATATCAACTTACTCTATTGATACGGATTCAGTCTCAGGCGGAGGGAAAATTCACCCACCAAATTCTACCGCGTATGCAATCAGACGGCTAGATAATGCCGGGGCATTCTCGGACTATAATAACGGTACAGCAAAAACCAGACTCTTTAAAATGTCTGTTTTCGGGTCGTACATGGAGCAGGGCATAAATAATAGCTTTAATCAATTAGGAATTTAATATGGCAGCAATGAACCCCCCGGCTAATGGCGTAGCCTTTACGTTTTACGCCTGTTTGCGCGATGCCGACGACAATCTAAGCTTTCAATCGAACCCGACGATTGCCGCCGGTGATTTTAAAGTGTCCAAGGATGGTGGCGCATTGGCCAACCTGACTACTTTACCGGCAGTAACCCCGGCATCAAGCGTTATGGTTAAATTCGTGCTTTCAGCTACAGAAATGACAGCGGATAACGTTACCATCGTCGGCATAGATCAAACGGCAACAAAAGAGTGGGCGGATTTCTCTATCAACATCATGACGACGGCCTAAGCTCAAATGGCTTCTTACCAACTCTTTCTTGGTAATCCTACAGCAGCGGCAGTTATATCAACCGTGGCTCGTATCGGCGGCGATGACGCGCCTAGGAGCCACACCAGCATTTGGTATGGAAAGCCTTCGTATGAGATAAGGGCGGGGCTTAAGGAAGAATTTGACCGCTATTTCAGCGATGACGAAGCCGAGACGCTTATTGATCAAATCGAAAGCGACATTAAGCGCGGTCTTCGTGCCGATGAGATTATCGCGGCGTTTTATGCCACATTGGAAGCGCAAGCCGAGCAGTTAAAACTTGAACAGGATTTATATGCAGCCCGCGCCATGGCAATGCTATACCTTGATGAAGTCATCCGGGAGCAAAGGGCATTAGCGGAGACGCAAGACGAAGAATTTATTTTATTAATGATGACATAGGCCAAAGATTATGAGTAATTTAGTTAATGAGGGCGGTGCCGGGCTGTTTGCGGCATGTAGCGTTGATGTTAATGCGGCGGTCACCGCCAATGTGGACGCGGCAGTTGCGGCGCAAGCAGGACTAAGGTTAATGGGCTTTTCCGCCAAGGAAAGCGCAGGTATTCCGGCAGCTGCTACGTTTACGCTGGTTCATGGTGCGACCGTGGGCGGTGGCACCAACGTGGCCTATCAAAATCTTGCACTAAGCGGTAGCAATACGGAATGGTTCGGCCCTGACGGTATCGCCTGCCCTAACGGAATATCCATTGACTGGCTTACCGGGCAGGTCGATGTGTGCATCTTCTACAAGGTCGTGACCTAAGCCTATGCCAACCTATACCTATAAATGCGAATGGTGCGGGGCGCGATTCGAGCGTGTCGTCCGCATAAAAGAGCATAAGCCGTATGCGGAATGCATCTGTGGCGAATCGGCGAAACAGACCATTGAGTACGCGCCCATGGTCGTTATTCCTGAGCATATGCGCTGGAATGCACAGGCTTACACGTCTCCTATCGATGGCCGGCCAATCACCACCAAACGCCAACACATCGAGGACATGGCGCGGAATGACTGCATCGAGTATGAGCCAGGCATGAAACAGGATGTAAATCGGCGCGTGATCGAAAGCGATAAGGAATTGGACAAGCTGGTTGACGAGACGATAGACCGAGAGATCGCATCGATGCCCGCAGTAAAATTAGAGCGTCTTGACGCGGAATTGTCCGCAGGCATGACGGCTGAACCTATTAGACTTTAGGATTTGTATGAGCGAAGAAAATGAAAACACTTTTGACATTGATAGCGGTGTTGCTGATATTGCTGATGGGCTTGGTTTCGATAGGAGCGAGGATGACGATTTTATCGATGAGACAATCGAGGCGGATAGCGAAGGCGGTGAGGAATCCGAACAGGTAACCGACAAGAAAGACGGCGAAACCGAAACCACAGAGGCAACCAAGCCGCCACCGCAGTCCTGGGCTAAGGAAAAGCACGAGGCTTGGAATAAAATCCCTGACGATGCCAAGGAATATATTGAACTGCGCGAGAAACAGATGCTTGACGGCATCGAGCAGTATAAGCAGGGGCATCAATACGCCAACGCCTTCGCGCAAGCCCTTGAGCCGTTCCGCCAGGACATTGCGGCGACCGGCGTCGATGAAGTTACGGCGGTAAAGGCATTGCTTACCCATCATCGCGCCCTTACAAACGGCACTATTGAGCAACGTCAAAAGGCACTGCTTGAAATCGGCTATGCCTCCGGCATTATCCCCAAGGAAGGACAGACCGCAGCAGATTTGGAGCGCCAGCAACTGCAAATGCAACTGTATCAGCGCGACATGCTAGAACAACAGCGCCAGCAGCAATATATCGCGCAACAACAGCAGCAAATCGCACAGAACGTCACGGCCTTCGCTTCCGACCCGAAACACGAGTATTTTGACGAAGTGGCGGACGATATTGTCGGGCTATTGCAAGCCGGGTACGATTTGAACACGGCGTATGAGAAAGCGGTTTGGGCCAACCCGGTAACGCGGGCCAAGGAGATAGCCAAAACCCAGCAGCAGAGCGCCACAGCCAACGCCGAGAAAGCCAAGGCGGAAGCGTTAAAGGCCAAAAAAGCATCATCAACCAATATTCGCCCATCGAATGGACGAGGCCGCGCACCGGCGCAGCCGTCGGGATCATGGGAAAATACAATGCAAGAGACGTTGCAGCGCATTAAAAGCAGATAATATGAATTTTATACAACGATTAATTCAGTTTTTTAAGAAACGAAAAAAAGAAGCTAGAGATAGAGAAATCGTAAGGCTAGCCAAGCCAAGAGTTAAAAACGCTATTAGCATCTACAATAAAAACTTTCGCCTATTTGATTGGCTGGACTAAAAGACTACAATATATTGACATTACCGAATAATTCAGTATGATTGATTTAAGCTAAATCCCGACAGGAATCAGCACCCGCAGTACATCAAGACACAGTTCCGGCCCCTGACAGGGCAACCCGAGATCGAGTGGAATGATAAGACGCCTTTTTAGGCTTTTTACTTCACTTTTTTAAGGAATAAACGTTATGAGTTCTCCTAACTCAACGTTTACGGAACTGGTCACCACCACCTTCCGTAAGCACCGCAAAGAAATCAAAGACAACTTAAGCAACCGTAACGCTTTGTTGAAATATATCAACAAGCGCGGTAATTATATTACCGAAGACGGCGGCTTAACCATTGCCACCCCGCTCGATTATCAAGCCAACGGTACATACCAGCGCTATTCCGACTGGGACGCGCTGAATATTGCCGCATCCGATGTGATCAGTTCGGCCGAGTATCAATGGCGGCAGATTGCAATCAACGTCGTGGCATCAGGCCGAGAGTTGAAGATCAACAGCGGCGATAGCAAAATCATCAATCTGGCTAAATCCAGAATGAAAAATGCCATCCGCACGTTTAACAACAACTTCTCAAGCGACCTTTATAGTTCAGGATCGCTGTCCAACCAGATTAACGGCTTGCAAGCGATTGTAGCCGACGCTGGCGCCGGCACTGTGGGCGGCATCGATTCCGCCACCTGGGCATTCTGGCAGAACAGCGTATTCGACCTGTCTACCAACTCCGTGACTATGTCAGCAACCACCATCGAAGGCAGCGCCATGCTTCCGCTCTGGCTGACCCTTGATCGCGGCCCGGACGACTGTCCCGACTTGATTGTAGCCGACAATAACTATTTTGCGTTCTTTGAAAATAGCCAGGTATCCATGAAGCGTTATGCGTCGAGCGACAAGGCGAACGCCGGATTTGCAACGATCAAATATAAAAACGCTGACGTTATGTTCGACGGCAACAGCGGCATTCCTGCCAACCACATGTATTTCCTGAACACGGAATACCTGAAATTGGTTGTTCACAAAGATGCAGATTTAACCGAGTTACCCGAACAAAGGCCCGTCAACCAAGACGGCGTAGTAATCCCCGTTCTATGGATGGGCAACCTCGTGTGCAGTAACAGAAAGATGCAGGGCGTAATAGTGGCGTAATATCAATAACTTACAAAAATATTGATGATGGGTAATTAATATTGTATAATGGCACTTTCTAACAACTGCCAAAAGAATATTATGAAAACATCATCAATAAAAGATCGAATAGGCCAAAGGATTGGAAAGCTAGTTGTAATTGAAAGAGCATCCAACAAGATAGAGATAGCAAAAAGCGGGAAAAAATCCGTTCGGGCTTGTTGGGTTTGTGCGTGTGATTGCGGAAACGTAATTACTGCAAGTGGACATAATTTAAGCAAAGCGCTTAGCAATCCAGAGTCAACCGCAGGGACTCGTTCTTGTGGTTGTTTGATGGGAAAAGGAGGATTTAAGCACGGTATGTCTGCATCGAAAGATTACAACGCTTGGAACAATATTGTACAAAGATGCTTAAACCCAAATAATACGCATTATTCTTGTTATGGGGCTAGAGGCATTACCCTTTGTGATAAATGGTTAACATTTGAAGGGTTTTATGAGGATATGGGCGAAAGGCCGGAAGGTATGACCATAGACCGAATAGATAACGAAAAAGGTTATTCCAAAGAGAATTGCAAATGGGCGTCAAGAGAAACCCAAGCGAACAATAGACGGTCTAACGTAATACTTGAATACAACGGTAAATCAATGACAATATCCCAGTGGGCGCGAGAAGTGGGAATCACAAAAGGCGCGTTAAAGTCTCGTATAGAAAGAGGCTGGGATATCGAGAGAGCTTTAACAACAATTTAATTTTGTAAGGAAAAATATTATGTTTTCACCTATCCACCCTTTTGCAGGCGAACAACCGTTTAACGACTGGTTTGCGCCTGATACCACCCAGCGCCATGTGCTGGGTACACAAATAACGGCCGTCGACCCCTATTGGGGTTTGGGTAAGTTCATGTATGTTAAGTCTACCGATGCCGTGCTGAAAGGCTCGCTTTGCGCCTGGGACGAGTCATACAATGCCGGGCTATTGCCTTCCGCCGTAACCCAAGGTTTTCCTTGGGGCGTGGCGATGGCACCTATGGCGTCCGGTACGTATGGATGGATTCAGCTAGAAGGCCGCGCGGTTTACAAAACCAATGCGACCGTGGCCGCTGACGGTGTTGTTGCCGTTGCCGCCGCAGGTATCCTGGGAGCGACTGCAACCGGCAAGCAGTTAATCGGTGTTCGTAACCGTGTAGCGGCCACCGGCACCAAAACCGTAACCGCGACCACCACCAATGGCACCGGCGTGCTTAAAACCGAAGGTTATGACGGTTTTTTCATCGGTATGGCCTTGTCAGGCACCGGCATCCCAGCCTCAACCGTTGTTGCCAAGCTTGACCCTGACGGCAGAACCATTTATACCGGTTCGGCCATCGGCACCCTGGGCGACAAGAACAGCACAGCAACGGGATCAATCACCTTAACCGGCACCTATACGGGTTACGGCTCAGGCATGATTAACAACCCCGGCTGTATGCAGATCGTAGCTTAATCACTCCCGCACTAGCCCCGCTCCGGCGGGGCTTTTTTTAATACAGGATGCCCCATGCAGAATACCGCGTTAGAAATAAACAGTAACCCCGACCGAATGCCTTATGTTAGATTTGAACGGCGTGCGATTGAGGACAAGGCCGGAAGTTTGGCCGCCGGGCATTATGTGGCAAAGGATATTGATTATGCCTTGATTACGCCGCCCTACAGCAAGGATGTATTCGAGACCAAAGTAATAAGTTGGTTCGCCCAACTTGAAGCCGACAAGAACGGCGGGCGCATTCATCCCGACTGGGTAGATCGTTATCACCGTATGTATGAGGCGTGGCAAAAAGGCCAGGAATTACCGCTCGACGGCTTCCCGATAAAAGGCTGGGGCATCATTAGCCCGGCGCAGCAGGAAACACTTATTAAGATGCACATCATGACCGTTGAAAGCCTTGCGGCCATTACCGAGGAAGGCATTCGGCGTGTGGGCATGGGCGGCACCGAACTCAAGAAAAAGGCCGATACATGGCTAAAACAACTCAAGAAGGCAGGCCATGCAACGGTCGAGATCGCCGCGTTAAGCCGGGAGAACGACCAGCTTAAAGGCGAGGTTGCCGGAATGCGCGACCAGATTGAAGAACTTATGCGGCTGGTTAAAGCGCAACAGAATTATCAGGACACCGGGACGGATATGACTTTCGGTTCAGCCTATCAAGAAAGCATCACCGCAAACGATTTAATGGACGATTGACGCCATGACCATGCTATCGCTGATTCAAAAAGCTTGCAGCAGAACAGGATTCCCTGTCCCTGCAACAGTATATGGATCGACAGATACACGCGTACTACAAGTGATGAATTTACTGGAAGAGGAAGGCAATGACTTAGCGCAGCGGCATACCTGGAGTACCTTAACCAAAGAGGCGACGCATACGACGCTTGCGACCGAGGATCAAGGCAACATTGAAACAATAGCCTCATCCGGCTTTCGCTTTATCAAGAACAACACTATCTGGGATCGCACCGATGACCTTCCAGTCCTAGGCCCTATAGACGGTCAGGAATGGCAGAAATTAAAAGCCGTGGCTAATACCGGCCCGCGGTATTATTATCGATTACGCGCCAACAAGCTGCTAGTCAATCCAACGCCGACCGCCGGCCATACATGGGCGTTTGAATATCAATCAAAAAACTGGATATTGGACGCCGATGGCAGCACGACAAAGGAGTTTTTCACCGCCGATACCGATACCTTTCTTTTGCCTGAATCACTGTTATTAATGGGCGTTAGATGGCGCTGGTTGCGGGAAAAGGGGCTGAGTTATGCAGAGCTATTCCAATCCTATGAAATGCAGGTTAAGGACGCCATGGGGCGCGATGGCGGCAAGCCTGCGCTCAGCATGAACGGCAGCAGGGAGTCATCAAAGCCTGGAATATTTATTAATTCGATGAGCTGGCCGTTGTGAGACGCCCAACGCAATCAAAGCCAGCAGGACGGCAACAGGCAAGTTCGATTCAAAGCTATCAAGCGCCTATTGGAGGCTTGAATGCGCGTGATTCCATTGCCGACATGAAGCCGACCGAGGCGCTGGTGCTCAACAACTGGTTCCCGCGTCCGTCCTATGTCGAAATCAGGGGCGGCAATACCGAACATGCCACCGGCTTAACCGGTAACGGCAAAACCTTGATGGTGCATAACAGCCTGACCGGCACCAACAAGATGTTCTGCTCGACCGTTTCCGGCGTTTATGACGTGACCAGTGCTGGCGCCGTGGGCGCGTCCGTGGCGGCCCGTACCAATGGCAAGCACCAGCACTTAATGTTTGGCGACGGCACCAATAACTGGCTGATAGCCGTTAACGGCGTCGACAAGCCATTGTATTACGACGGCACGACCTGGACGGCGGTCGACGGCGCAAGCACACCGGCTCTTACCGGCGTAACGACGACCGATATTGTCGGCCTTGCGATACACAAAGGCCGTCTCATGTTCATCCTGAACAACAGCCTATCGTTTCGGTATCTGGCCGCAGGCGCGGCAGGCGGCGCATTAACCGAGTTTTCGCTTGAAGGTGTGGCGCAAAAGGGCGGCTACCTCATGGCGATGGCAAGCTGGACGGTAGACAGCGGAAGCGGCCCGGATGATCGAATGGTGTTTATTACCAGCGAAGGCGAATTAATCGTCTATCAAGGTACCAACCCCGGCGCGGCAGCGAACTGGGCGCTGGTTGGAGTTTATACGCTTGGCACGCCGTTGGGACGGCGCTGCACTGTTAAAGTCAGTTCAGACCTGGTAATCCTAACGCAGCAGGGCGCCTTCTCGCTCACATCGATCCTGCAAGAGTCCGGCATCAATTACTCAAACGCCATATCCAACAAGATTGAAAACTTATTCAATCAGGCTGCACTTAACTATGGCAGCACTTTTGGCTGGAAAGCGATTCTTTACCCTACGCAATCCGCCTTTATTGTTAACGTGCCGATCGTCGAGGACGGCGAACACGTTCAGTACGTCATGAACACGATCAGCAAATCGTGGTGCAAGTTCACGGACTGGGACGCGGAAGATTTTGCCGTTCTGAACGATCAACTTTATTTCTGTTCCGGCACTGCCGTCTACAAAGCCTGGGATGGTGTGGCGGACAACGGCAGCGACATCGTTGCCTATGCCAAGACCGCATTTAGTTACTTTGGCAACCCAACGCAACAGAAGAAGTTCAAATTGTTCCGGCCCGTGCTTCTGGTTAACGGCAATATCGGCTTTCTGGTCGACATTGATGTGGATTTTGCCGATGATGAAGTGAATGGAGTGGCATCCTACACGGTCAGCAACGGCGCGGTTTGGGACGTAGACAACTGGGACGAAGCCTACTGGGCCTATGGCATGACCGTGGCAAAAGAATGGTTATCGCCGGATGAATGGATGGGCTACTGCGCGGCCGGCAAGGTTAAAATCTCAACGCACACGTTAACGGTGCAATGGATGAGCGTGGATTATGTCTTTGAATCGGGCGGCATCTTATGATGTACCGCATCATTGACAATGATTTGGTGCGATGCCAGCAGTGGATCGCCGACAAAACCGGCGGCGTCGGCACCGACATGGTGGTCTGCATCGGGCTTGAAAAGGACGGCCAACTGGTTGCCGTAACCGGCTATAACCTGTTTAATGGCCGGTCCTGTCATGTGCATTTTTGCATTGAAAAGGGCGCATACCCTACCCGGCAATATATCTGGTTTGTGCATTATTATGCTTTTGTTCAGGCCGGTTTAGAGATGATGATCGCGCTCATGGCCGCGTCCAATGAAAGAATATTGAGACTGGCAAGGCACTTAGGCTATCAAGAAAAGTACCGATTAGAGAAAGCGCACCCCGATGGCGACATGGTGCTTTGCACCCTAACAAAGAATAATTGTAGGTATTTAGGAGAGATGTATGGCATCCAGTAAGCCACCAGAGCCGCCGAATTATGTCGGCGCAGCACAAGCGCAAGGACAAGCCAATTTACAGGCGGCGATTGCCAGCGGGATTATCAATAATCCGACGGTTAACAACCCCTACGGTACGCAGAACGTCACATGGCAGTATGAGCGCAATAAGGCCGGTCAGATTGTCCGTGCAATTCCGACGATTACGCAGAAGTTCTCACCGGAACAGCAAGCGCTCTTTGACCAGAGCATGGAAGCAAAGGGCAACCTGGGCGATGCCGCCGTGTCGGGTTCCGCCAATGTTGCCGACCTGCTTAAAAGCGGTCTTGATTTTAGCGGCTTGCCCGGTGCACCCAAAAACTCAGGACAGCGGCGCGAGGATGTTATCGCGGCGATGATGGGAAGGGTTAACCAGGACATTGGACGGCAGCGCGAGAATACACAATCCGAGCTTATCGCCGCAGGCATCCGGCCCGGCACTAAGGCGTATGCAGCGCAAATGGACTTGATTAATCGGCAGCAAAACGACGCCGAGCAGCAGGCGATATTGGCCGGCGGACAGGAAGCGACGCGCGATTTTGGCATGGACAACCAAGCGCGGCAACAAGCGCTTGCAGAGATGTTGACGCAGCGGCAAACGCCATTGAACGAGGTTAATGCCTTGATGAGCGGCAGCCAGGTTAACAATCCATTTGCGGGCGGCTTGGGTTATCAGGCCGGGGCGAACGTGGGCGCGGCACCGATTGCCGGGGCCATAGCGCAACAAGGCCAGGCGCAGCAAGGCATGTACAACCAACAGCAAGCCAATATGAATAACAATATCTCAGCCGGAGCCGGATTAATTGGCTCACTGGGCAGCGCGGCAATGCGGTATTAGGAGAATCAAGTGATTAACTGGGGCGATTATCAAAACATGCCGGATTACCGGGAAGGCTGGCAAGACCCGCATCAAAGCGGCGTCGCCAGGATGGGGCGGGCGCTGGACCCGACCACCTACATTCCCGGCCTGAATCAAGTTTCAAACCCTATTCACACCATGGCCGAGCGCACAGCGGACGCCAGTAACGCGGCACTATCGCCGGTCATGAAGGGGCTCGACAAATTTACCGAGACGACAACACCAGGACTTAAACAACTGCGTTCAGCGGTGCCCGGCATGGAAGGGATAACCAATTTCGTAAACAATAAGCCGGTCGACGCGGCGGCGATTGCGGCAGCCTCATTTTTCAGCGGCGGCGCAGCGGCAAAGGCGTTTCCCGCACTGGGCGGAGCGGGCGGCGGAGCGGGCGTAGGCACATCGGCGGCGGGCGCACCCTTGGGACAAGCGGGCACGGCGGCGGCCACCAACGCGCTGACCCCGGCAGCATTTACCGCGGGCGGTTCCGCTTTTGCGGCACCGGTATCACCTTTGATGAGCGCAGGACAGGCGGCGGGTATGTCGGCTTTAACCCCGGCCGGTTATGCGTCAGGCGCCAGCGCATTATCGGCACCAATTTCAGGCGCAGGGCTTTTAGGAACTACCGGCACACAAGCCGGATTAGCAGCACTTACCCCGTCATTCATGGGGCAAGGCGCAAGCGGCGGCGTGCTGGAGGCCATCAAGCCGTATGCACAGAAAGCCATGCAGGTTAAAGACCAGTATAGCACCCTGAAAAACTACGGAATGCCGGATCAAGACAGGGTTATGAACGATCGTATGCAGACGGATTTAGCCGAGCGTATCAAGAATGACGACCCTAACGACCGGAGGCAAAAACCGCAGGATGCCATAGCCCGTAAAAAGCGTATAATCGATGCCATGATGCAACAGCAAAAGTTTTTCGGAGGTGCATTCTAATGGACAATTATCAAGACGAGCAAAGCGCCATTGCGCGGCGCCAGCGTATCGCCGAAATGCTCATGGCGCAGGGCGCGGAGCCTTTGGAAACCAATCAGGTTGCGGGCGGCTATGTCGTGCCGGTCAGCCCCTTGGCGGGCATAGCGAAGGTAGCGCAGCAGTTGAGCGGCGCTTATATTGGACGCAAGGCGGACGAGCGCGAGGCGAAGCTTGAACAGGATCGCGCCAATGCGCTTGTGGGCGTGGACTTTAGCGCGCCCGATGCACCGGCGCAACTTGCAAAATCAGGTTATACAAAAGAGGCCGTGGCATTGGCCATGCAGCGGGCGAAGGGCGGTGGCAGTGCGCCGCACTTGCTTAATACTCAGGTTGTTATGGGCAAGAACGGACAGCCGGTTATTGTTGGCTTCAACTCTGACGCCTCAACAAAAGAGTTTACCGACTATCAACCCATGATACCGCAAAAGAGCATTGATACTGGAAGCGAAATACTACAGGTTCCAGCGAAAGCACCCTGGGGTATGCAGCAACCTACTGCACCCGCAGTACAGCCCATGCCGCAATCAGCGACCGTAACCAGCCCCACCGGAGAGGTACGTAATTATTCCCGCAAACAGATCGAGTTCGGTCTTGCGGCGCATGGCACAAAGGAAGGTCTTGTCCAGTATTTACGCGAAGGCGGACAACTGCCACCGGATCAAGAAATCGATGCTATTAATGGACGCAATCAGGCACAAGGAATGCCGATTCAAGGCTCTATGCCCATTAAGAAAGAATTGCCACCCAATCAGACGCTTGATTATTTAGGCCAAGCGGAAGCGGCTAAATCAGCGGCGAGCCTGCCTTATGACATTGAGCGTAAGCGGCAGGAGGCCGCTATTGCAGCATCTACGCCCAAGCCTATGAGCGAGTTTCAGCAATGGACAGCGGCACAGAAAGAGGAAAAGAAAGCCCTTGACGCGCAAGATGCCGTTTCAAACATTGATGACACTATTGGCGACTTTAACCGATTAAAGGCTATTCAAGCCAGGACAACCACCGGCCCGATTGCCGGCAGTCCATTGATTGCGGCTCTAAGAAAGATGGGGCCAAATTCAATAACCGGCGGCGAAGATTTGCAGCGGCTTGAGAAAGGCTACAACACACTGGCAGTTAAGGCCATTGGCGCATTTAAGGCGGGCGGCGTATCCTTCGGGCAGCTTTCAAATAAGGAAGGCGAGTGGATCAAAAGCACGCAGGAAACTATCGATACCGGCGGCAATATCAACCAAGAAATGCTTGATGAAGGTTTGCGCTTGCTGAATGCGCGTAAATCCAGAATCGCGAGAGTAGCCGGTATAACAGCACCAACGGAAGAAGCGCCAAAGACCCCCGCCGCAACAGGCGGCTGGTCTATCGAGGAGGTGCAATAATGCCAAAATACCGCATCACTTCACCTGACGGCAAAACCTACGATATTAATGCGCCGGAAGGCGCGACCGAGGAAGATGCCTTGGCTTATGCTCAAAGCCACTTTGAAGGCAAAAAAGAGATAACACCACCTAGTGCCTTCCTAAGCGGCATCGGAGGCGAAACGCTCAAGGCCGCAGGCGCGTTTTCCGAGCTACTGCCAAAACTTGACCTATTGCAAGGCCAAAGCACCGACGAAAATTCGGTGCTAAAAGCAGGGCAGGAAGGCATCGAGAACGCACCCGGATGGGCAGGGGCAGCAGGAAAATTTGTCGGTGCGGCATGGCCTTATTTTGCTTTGCCAGGAGGTGGCGTAGTTAAATCAGCGATGGAACAGGCCGCATTGAGCGGCGCAACGACGCCGGGCGATTTACAGCAGCGGGCAACGGCGGCGGGCATTACCGGCTTAGTGTCAGCAGGCGCAGGCGCGTTACCTTTGGCCGCAAAAAAGGGCTATGACCTTGTGTCGCCGTTGTTTACCGGCGATAAAAACGCCGCGCGGCAGATTATCAAGGAATTGCAAAAACAAGCATTGCCCACGGAAGCGCCCAGCTTTACCCGCTCGCAGCCTGCCGATATGATAGGCCCACCCATTCCCAAGTTTGGCCGCGTGCCGGATGTTAAGCCGACGGCGGCAATGCTAACCGACGACCCGCGCTTCGTGCAGCTTGAGATGAATGCCCGCGTGCGCAATCCTGCCGGTTTTTTTGCCCGAGACGCGGCGAATACAGGGCAGGCGTATAAAGCACTAGAACAGAACGCAACGCCAGACATGCCCGCAAATTTGGCGCAAGACGCGCTGAACGCCAAGACGGGGCCGTTACGCGACGTGGCTTACAAATCAGCTAATGACAATGCGCCGGTATTTCGTGAAAAGCTTTTGGCTTATTCATCGGCAAAGCGGCAGGAACCAGGATTCAGAGAATCCGACGGCATTCCTTTGCTTAATCGTTTAGATAAAGCGCTGATTAAGTCAGTTGACCCCATGACCGGGAGATCCGAGTCAAAATCTTTGGCGCAAGACCTTTACACGCTTAGAAAGGAATTGAAGGACAAGCTTAACCTAAAGACCTTGGCGCCTGACGAACTTACCAACGCCGCAAAATCCAATCGCAGCACCGTGGTCGAAATAACCAAGCAAATTGATGACGCGCTTGACGAAGCATCTGGAGGCGTATGGAAACAATATTTAGACAAACATTCGGCAGGCATGAAGCCAATTGAGGAAGGCCGGTCGTTTCAAAACATTTTGGATAAGTTCGAGACCAGCAAAAAGGTTTTTGGCACCGATATTCCCTTAATGACCCCGGCGGCCTTGCGTAAGGCGGCGGATGCTGAGACTTACATAAACCTGGGCAAGAAAGGCTATGTATCCACCATAGGAGACACCAGCCGGGCAAAGCTTAACGATGTCATCGATATGATGAACAAGATCGAGCAGGCGCGCGCAGGCGTACAGGCTACGGCTGGCTCGCAAACTGCGCCATTACTGGCAAGCTTGGCAAAGGATAGTTTGACCGGGTTAACAGGTTCGCCCATGGTGTCGAAGGGCTTAATGGCTCTAAACGCACTGGGCGTGACAAGAGGCAAGCATGTACTTGACGATGCTTTGTTGAATCCTGAGAAATTACAGCGGGTAATTGATACAATGAATAACATGCAAAGGGCGCAAGTGCGGGGTAATCCGATGCTTGATAGAATCAGACAATACAGCCAGGCCGCAAGTGCCGGGGCAATTAATCAATAAGGAGTAATTATGTCCCGAAACGGCTCAGGCGTCTACTCGCCACCGGGATCAAGCTTTCCAGCGGTAGCAAACACGCTGATTGAATCATCCAAATTTAACAATACGATTAATGATATCGGCACAGCGTTAACCGAATCGATTGCGCGGGACGGTCAAACGACCATTACCGCTAATATCCCCATGGCCACATTCAAGTTCACCGGTTTGGGCGCGGGATCAGCCGCGACCGATTCAGCCAGACTGGGACAGATACAGGACGGCTCAACGCAATGGTGCGGCACGGCAGGCGGCACAGCCGATGCCTTGACCCTGACGCCATCACCGGCTATCACGGCCTATGCAGCCGGGCAGCGGTTCGTTTTCAAATCAAGCGCAAGCGCAAACACCGGCGCCGCTACTATCAACGTGTCAGGCATCGGCGCGATTACCTTACAGAAGAATGGTGCGGCGCTGGCGGCGGGCGACGTTGGCATTAGTCAATGGTATGAGATTATTCTTTCGTCCGCGACCGTGGCGCAATTGCAAAAAATAGGCGAATTTAGCACGGTATCACCCGCATTTACCGGGACGCCAACCGCTCCCACGGCAGCATCAGGAACCAATACTACACAGATTGCAACAACAGCATTTGTGCAAGATGCCATTAATGGCGCATCACAAGTATTTACATCAAGCGGGACGTGGACAAAGCCATCAGCCGGCACTTATGCTGAAGTCATTTTAATTGGCGCTGGCGGCGGCGGCGGATCAGGCAAGAAAGCGGCCTCTCCATCTTATGGCGGCGGAGGAGGAGGAGGCGGCGGCTTAACGCGCTGGATATTCCCCTTGTCCCAGTTATCAGCCACCGAGTCCGTCACCATTGGCACAGGAGGAACAGGCGGAGCAGCCGTAACCGTCAATTCAACCGATGGGAACGATGGAACAGCCGGAGGCGACTCAAGCTTTAAAACATTAAAGGCCGGTGGCGGTGGTGCCGGCGGTAAAGGAGCTGGAGCCGGTGGCGTTGGCGGAACAGCAGGAACAGGCATTTATGCAGGCGGCGCAGGTGGCGACGGATCATCAGGAACCGGAGTTACCGCAACGGCATCAGGACTTGGCGCCGGTGGCGGCGGCGGAGGTGGCGGCGTTAATGGTCCGACCTATTCTTCCGGAGGATCAGGCGCGGCTAGTGGTTCAGGTATTTTCGCATCTGTTTTTGCGGGCGGTACGCCTGGGAATAATTCCACAACCGTAGCAACCGCAGGAACATCAGTATCAGCCAATGAGCCGAATGGCGGCGCGGGTGCCGGTGGCGGAGGCGCATCATTAGGAACGGCAGCGGCCAGAACTGGGGCTACTGGCGGTTCTTACGGCGGTGGAGGAGGCGGTGGAGCTGGCGGCGAGAACTCAAGCTTTGACTCAGGCGCTGGCGGTAATGGTGCCAATGGGTTTTGCGTTGTAATTGTCTACTAAAGGCATAACAATGGCTGGATTAATCGATTCTCTAAGAAAGCAACGCTTTAACGAAGGCGATTCGATGATCGCCTCCGCAGCCATGCACCCTGCCGAGGCCGCGAAGCGCCTAAAGGACTGGCTAGAGAATCAGATTAACACGGGCATGGGGGTCTCGCAGTATGATGAAAGAACCGGCTTTTCCTATGCCCCGCTAGAACGAGACCAGCATGAAGCCGCATTTAACTTGGCCGGACTCATGGAAACCGGCTCAATGCCCTTTGCACCCAAGAGCGCCGGCGGCACGCTGGGAACCTTTATCGGGCCGAAGGCCGCGAATTGGGACGCAAAGGCAGCAGCGGAAGCGGCCAAGATGCTTGACGAGGGCATGAATCCTACGGAAGTTTGGCGTATGAAACTCATGGGCCGGATGCCTGATAAGTCCATGTTTAGCGAGATACCGGATAATGAGGCATTTTACCGGGGCAGCATGGGCGCTAATAGCGCGTATGCGAATGACGTTTACATTCATCCGGAGTTGTACAAAAACTACCCTACGCTTGAAAATATGCGCGTCAGGGAAACGCCAGGAGGAGGCGGTTCCTATGATCCTTCGTCGTGGGAGTTCACGATAGGCACAGGTAAAGATGCTTCATCGACCATGGCGCATGAAGGCCAACACGCTATACAGGATATTGAGGGATGGGCTAGGGGCGGAAGCCCTGAAAACGCATATATCGAAAGAAATTTGACAGATTTAACCCCATTAGTTGATCCAAAAAAAATACAAAAATCAGGCAGAACAACAGCGACGGATGGGCCTATATTAATTGTTAATGAAGATGGTCAACTGCAAATAACCGACGGAAATCACAGGTATGCAGAGGCACTTGCAAGGGGCGACAAAACAGTAAAAACCTTGTTTGATCCTTCGTTTTTTGAAGGCTATAAGGGAAATTTTGATCAGGCCATAATTGACGCACCTAAAGAAAACTATCGCCGCCTAACCGGCGAAGCCCAAGCCCGCGCCACCCAAGACCGCTTGAACATGAACATGCTACAGCGCCGCAGCAATTACCCGCTTGAGGGCGGCGCCCTGGGCGGTATTCCGCTGGATCAACTCATTAACCGCTACGGCGGCATAGGGCCGCAGCAGGGCGGCTTACTATCGCTTTTAAAACAACAAAAATAAGGATACCCCATGCCTACCCTCGAATCCAGAGTAGCCCGATTAGAAGAGCGTTGCGATGCAATGGTGAACACAATCACAGAAAACGGCATCGAACGCCGCAGACAGGCCGATCATACCAATGATATATTGGAAGAGATTCGTGCTAATATTGGAGATGTGAAGCAGAAGGTAGATACCATGCAGGGTTATGGGGCGGGAATTGCTTCCGTTTTTGGTGTTATTGGCGCTGGAATTGGGCTATTATGGGATAAGATCGATGGACATTAACGACCTTGAGCGCAGAGTAGAAAGACTGGAAGAGCGCGTCGAGCAAATGAACGGCTTTTCTACCGGCATAGCTTGGACGGTTTCGATAATCGGTATGGTGTTTGCTGTTTTTTGGAATATTAAATGAGCCATCTAAAAGAACAGCTTAAGTTTGAAGAAGCCTTACGGCTTAAAAAGTACAAATGTAGTGCCGGGCATTGGACAATAGGATACGGGCATAATCTTGATAATGCGCCCTACTATGAAGGCAAGCTGATACCTGACACCATAACAAAGGAGTTCGTCGAGGAACTTCTTGATTACGACATTGGATCAACCATTGGCGACTTGCGTCAGCGCTGGCCTAGATTCGATGGCTTCGACAAGGCCCGGCGAGATGCTTTCGTCAATATGGCGTTTCAAATGGGCGTGCCGCGATTTATGGGATTTGAGCGCATGAGGGCCGCAGCAATGGCGCGAAATTGGGCTTTGGCAAGCGGTGAGGCGATGAATAGCAAATGGGCAATACACGACAGTCCTGAGCGCGCTAAGCGCGTAGCAGAGCAGATTTTAACCGGGCGTTATTACGAGATACCAACAAAATGAAAATATCAGCAATCGCAATTAACAGCTTTGCAAAATGGATTGTAGGCGGTGTGCCGTTCGAGGCAGCAAAAGGCATCGTAACCGAACTCAACGACAAGGACATGACCGGCGAGGAAAAGCGCCAGGCGGCGGTAAAGACACTGCAAACGTTTGGCTATGCCTTGGCGGGGTTTCTTGTGAATCTTGCTATTGAGTTAGCGGTAGCCTGGGTTAAGTCGCAATCGAGCAAAAGATAATGTTTATCGCTTATAACGGCATTCGGGAAGAGCAAGACCGAAAGATGAGAGGGCATGGAATGAGCCCGCTTGATAACCGCGAGTTTTCAAGGTTTATGTATTTTCTGTATAGACAGCTATGGGTATATGGCAAGTCCATGTACGAAGCCAAGAAACAAGCGGGTAATTATGTTTTTTTGGAAAGAATATCTTGATTAAAACCGGACTGAATAAAAGCAACCCCGGAACCTTTTATACTGGGATGGGAAGCCAGACCGAAACAGCCTCCGGATCGGAACCGGAATAATATGAAACTATCCTACCAAGCTGTCCTATACATCTGTGCCGAAGATGCAATCCCTATATCGATCATCATTAACGATGTGGGTAACGCCGTCGACGCGCTTGAGGCTATTGAGCAGACGTACCCTAACAATCAGTTAGTATCACTTACGAGGCAACCATGAAAGATTTTTTTTTAAGCAGGGCGAGAGAGCCGTCAACATGGCGTGGACTTATTTGGGTTCTGGCGTCATTCGGCGTATTCCATTTTACGCATGACCAGGAAGGCGCCATCACGGCCTTGGCGATGGCTCTGGCTGGTGGCGGCGGCTTGTTGCCTGATAGCCTTAAAAAGTTACCTGTACGGAAAGAGTGAACTTTTTTTCTGAATGATTAACTGGTTTTGTTGCTGACGCAAGAATTTTCGTTCACGCTCTTCCTGCATTTGTTGGTAAACACGTTGCATTTCTTCGTTGTAACGCTGATCCTCAAGCTGGTACTCATACAGTTTTTGCATTCGCCATTGATTGTAATAATCAACAGCGCTTTCATCATCGTAGGCCATGGCCGAGAACGACATGATCAATAGTAAAATTGTTGTTTTCATTTTGGCTTACCTCTTAATAAGTTGCGCAACTGACAAGTGTCATTTGTCAGTTCAATATCTTGGCGACGTCCGTATCGCCTCCGATCGTTACGGATTTATGCCGGGATTGGCGTGTCGGTATTGACGCGCCAGGTTAGCTCTGCGTTATACATCAATATCGGTTTCATAGATTGTTATTTCTCTATAAATAATTCTAAAAACATCGTCTGGTTTTCCGTACAGGCGTAGGCAATAATGGTGTTCTTTTGCAGAGGATTCCGTTTCAAAGTTGTCGTAATCTTTTCATTGGTCATTTTCAAGTTTTTGCATGACAAAATACTGCTTGTTTTGCATTGTTTATCCTATGTATAACTCTCAGTTCAAGCGGACAAACCGCCATTTATCGCATTTTACGGATCAACCGACTTAATTGCCTCTATTTCTACAGAAATTTCAGCCAGAATAGACAAAGAGAATCCCTCCGCCTGAGCTATTAATTTGTGCCTTTCCATTTGTGATAATAGGCCATCATCGAATGTCTCATAAAACCATTTTCTCATTGCCGCAATAGCGTCGCCTTTTGTAATTAGTTCTTTGTTATTCATATCATCACCGGCTTAAACTCGCCCCTAATAAACAATTTAGCCCAGTAACTACTTAACCTCTTTTCGCCAAATCTGTACAAAGCCTCCCAATTACGCTCGATATGCGCCTCGATTTCATCAATCGGATATAGGAACTCAGCACAGCCAGAACGCGCCTTAGACGGGATTCCTACCGGGAAATCGGCGTGCTTTTTTTGATAGGCATACAGTTCGTACACATTGTTAAAGCCCATCTTTAGCATAACTTCATAACTGTTAAGGTAAAGCGTTTTTGCGTCATTGCGCAGCGTTTCAAGCTTACCGCGCAACATTGCCGCTATTTTACCGTGAACAGAATCGGGCGCATATTTGCCTTCATAATGATTGCAAATATTGATTACCGTCGTCTCTACGTCAATCTCGCCTTTGTGATTACGAGCGATAAATTCTTGTTGATACTCGATTGTGTAAACATGGTCACGGGATATGCCTGCCCAGCGTGCAAATTCTGATGTCGACATGAAGATTCTCATTCGTCGGCTCCTTTGGGTATGAAACAACTATAGACGGCAGTGTCTTTCGTTGTCCACGAAGTCATTCCGCCTAACCAAGCCAATGGCTTTCCTTCTTCGTTTATCCCGGCGAAATGACACGGTTGTTTAGCGCAACCATCATATAATCCCCACCCCGGCGTATCGATCGCTATGCCGTCGTAGGGCGTGATTTCGATGAGGTCTTTTGGGTCTTCTTTGTTAACATGAAATTTCAAGTTATTGTTGAATGAACAAGGGTGTTTAATGCCACTATCGTCAACATGCCATCCATTATGCGGATATTGATTACCAGGATTCGCATTCCATTCATATATCCCACCCGGACGCCCGCAGCGCTGGCGGTATTGTTTTGGTTTATCGGTCATTGGTTTCTGCTCCGTTTCTCTATATTTAATAATTGGATGCCATATTGGCGCAACGCATATTTCCCAGGCTTTCCCAGAACGTGACATTTCTATCGGCAATGCAAAATCAGAATCAACCCATTTTTTGCGCAACTCCCAATGCGGATCGTCCTTTATGCGGTAAGAATGTATATTTATGCCGTCAAATGATGGACTCAAAACACATAACTCCATCCATTCGCTTGACTGTGTTTTTTTATATTCTACCTGCGGCTTTCCTATCGATTCCCAGTAAGCCTTGAACTTTGTGTAATCAGCCATTTAATCCCCCTGTTATCGCCTCAGCAATAGGAGAAACCAAATGATGCAACGATACCGCTACGAAATAAAAAGCGGCAACGGCGCATAGAACAAGTATTAATTCTTTCATCTCTTCTTAAACCTCATTTCAAATTGTGCGATATGCAGATCGTCCTTGGGCTTGTCGAATACGCACAGGTTAAATAATTTGTTGTTTGCCCTGGGTGCCGGGTTAAGCTTTAGCGATGCCGCCCGGCGGTCTGCGCTGTGGTTTCTCATTCCTTATGCTCCAGCGCTAATAGCTCCTGCTTTTTTTGCAGCGCTTTTTGCAGAACGTTATTGGCCTCGGCTATTTCAATTTCCACGGCGGCGACCTTGGCTTGCATGAGTTCGTCTTTATCTCGCTCCTCAAACTCAACTTCAACTGCTTTTGATATTTGGATATCAGTGTTATATGCACTAACTTCACTAACATATATCACGTTGCAGCCCATGGTATATAAAGCAACTTGTCTTTTTTCTCTCATTTCATTCACCTAAAATTATAATGCCGGTCTAGGCGCCGGCTGCCCTGTTGCCATAACTTACAGCTTGTGGCGTGCCTGTTTTTATTGAAGTGCAAGGCCGGGCGTTAACCGGCTGGATGTTATGGGGAGTTACCGCCAACACATTAAGTTCTAATGATTTCGTTATTCGTCTCATTACTCTTAGCCCCTTTTAATGTGTTGTGAACATCCTACGTAATCGCGCTTCTACTTTCAGCGCCGCTTGCACAAGAAGCCTATCCCCGACTTACATTCCCCCGCCTACGTTGTCCAAGCTGCGGCTAAAGCGCGATAGGCTTCTTGTGTCCCCTGCTCTTACCCGGCAAGTGATTTAGGTCACGGCATCCCACCGTGCGGTCATTTCGTGCCAGTTTATAGCCGGGCTGCAATGACTAAGGTATTGGGCTTTTAATTCTTACAAAAACCCCCGGCTCATGGCCGGGGTAGGCAGGAGGTACAACTTCCATCTTTATTTCCTTTCTGGTTAATGTTGTGGCTATTTTAATATATTAAATTATTATTTGTCAACTTTTATTTTTATATTCGTGCATTTGAACAGAAACAATCCTTTTAGCCTCTTCTAACCCTTCCGCCATAATATATAAATATCCGACGTTTCTTATCGCCCTTGAAAAATCTACCTGCTCCGGGCTCAACTTACCCCCCTTAACCCGCTTCATTTCAATCCATAGACGCAGCTCCGGAATAAACAAATCGGCCGCGCCCGGATGTAGTCCTAAAAGCAATTGATCGGTTTTTTCGTACGGCGCACGGAATCCATCATTGCGTATCATCATGATGATAGACCCAGGAAACGTTTGCTTATACCAGGCAACGAACGCCTTTTGTCCTTCCTTTTCAAGAGGGATATAAGCGGCTTCTTTCTTTTGTTGCTCTATTGTCCTAGAAAATACTTCGTTCTGTTCCAACATGGCATCACGGTCTTGCCTATCAAAAGATAATGCCTCGGTAATATAGGCGCTTCTGGATGCCTTCTTGAATCCTTGGCGCTTTAATAATGCGTCTAGTTGCGTCCTAAAAACATCATCACTTATTTGATCCATATTCACCCTCCAAATAATTTAAAATAAATTCTCGCTCTTCTACAGGTTCATCCATCCATTCTTTAGGATCAAGGCCAAGCCGATAGATGGCGCATTCGAACGCGCCGTCGGTAATGCCTTCTTTGTGTCCGATATTTTCGGTTTTATCGGACACAATCGATTTAAGCGCGTCGAGTATGCTACTCAAACTCCACCTCCACCTCCACCAATTCTTTAAATTTACTGTTTGCACCAGGCCGAACCGTAACCGCCACAACCTTTTTAAAATACTGCTCCGCATTGTTGAGCAAATGGCACATATTGTCCACCGTCACCCCGGCCTGCCCTAATTCATAATAATCCTCATACCGCTTAAACAATTCCATGACGAAGTTTCGCGCCTTGGCTGCCATGCCGCCTGGATGGTCAAGGCAAATATAGTGTATATGGATCAATTCCGCACCCTCGCCGTAAATCAGCATTTTAATCATCGGTATGGAGTCTTTGCGCGAATATGCCCGTACATAGACAACGCCTTCAACCTCATGCCTTATCGTCGATGCTTCAATCTTAGCCGCCAATATTTGAGCTTTCGAGCGCATGGAATACTTGCCTTCTTCATTTTCACTGATAAACTCCCCACCGCACTTGCGGCAAAATTTAGCGGCCAGGATATTGGCATAATTGCATTCCTGACCGCGCTTGTACTGTATACCTTCAAACTCTACATGCTCGTCCAGGATCAGTGTGCAAAGCTTCTTTGGGGCCTCACCACGGCGTTTTTTAGTCTTAGGCGGTAGTGTGGCATCAATCGGCCCGTGCCTATCCACATTCAACCCGTAATCAATGACATAGCCCAGTGCCTTATCTTCATGCGCCCTGATAACCCTGCCCACCATTTGCACATAAAGCCCTAGGCTCATGGTAGCCCGCATCAGCACGACGCAATCCAGCGCGGTATGGTCGAATCCGGTTGTATAAAGCCCTACGTTAACCAAATATCGTTTCCCATTTCCGTTTTTAAACCAGTCCATAGTATCGCGTCGTTCTTTATCGCTCATATCACCATACGCCAACCTCATGCTGTCATGGTTCCACTCCTTAACTATATGGCGGGCATTATCCAGCTTGGAAGCGAATATCAGCGCCGTTTGAATGTTGTGCGCAGCAAATTTAACGCCCATATCCGCAACCGCATCCTTAACAATAGCGTCGAATTTAACGCCCATTTGGTCGGTATTGTAGTCACCTTGGGTTGTCAGTGTTACGCCGGCCATATCCGCTTCCACATCGCCGGATATGGATTCAACGTGGCTGAGATAGCCTTCTTGTATCATCGTCGGAATATGCGTTTCATAGGCCATGCCGGTAAACAGCGCCTTGCCTTTAAAGCAATCGTTATGCAATAGGCCCTGTTCCATTCGATAGGGCGTGGCGGTCAGGCCGATAATTTTCATGGATGGATTAAGGCGCAGCAGCGAGCGGATAATTTTCCAGTAACTTGATTCTGGATCAGGCGCCACAAGATGGCACTCATCAATAATCAGTAGATTAAATGCGCCGCTATGCGCCCTACGGCGCAAAAAAGACATATAGGTGGCAATTACGGCCTTTCTATCGACTTGCGCCCTGTGCAGCTTGGCGCAACAGATGCCCAAGCTTTCAGGCTTATCGACATAATGCCACGCCTCTTCATAGCTCTGTTCGCACAGTTCTTTCGATGGAACCAACTGCAAAACCCGTCCGCCCTGTCTCAATACCTTATTGGTTAGCATGGCCGACACCAGAGACTTGCCGGACCCGGTGCACATGGCCGCATACGGTATTTCAAAACCGTTTGACGTCCCTGTCATCGGCGTTAGCGCGGATTTTATCAGGGCATCGTAGGCTTCTTGCTGGTAAAACCTAGGCGTTTTTTTCATAACGCACAAAACTCCGGCGTTAATTGGCGCTTAAACTCGACATAGGCTTTATGGGCTTCTTCAGGAGTTTTAAACAATCCAAGATGTATTCTATTACCGTTATCTACAGCACTTGCTTGGTATCGTGTCTTACCTCTGCTTTTATGGGCAGACACACCCAGTAAATTAAATTTATTATTTTTTTTTGGCATTGATAATGACAATACCATTTCAGCTTTAGTCATTTCCCTAATATTTGTAGCCTTTAGGTTTTTTTTATCTCCATCAATGTGATCAACATAAATACTTGGTAATCTTCCGTTTAATATAAAAAATGCCAGTCTTGCAACAGGGTATAATTTTCCATCTAAAGTAACGGTATAACACTGCTTTTCTTTATTTAAAAATCCGGCGCTATTTTTAGCAAATTTTTTGTTAAAAGACTTCATGGATTTTTCGCTTTTAAAATGGCTATTAGGCCTTTCCTTCCACACAAATTCACCAGTTTCCGGGTTATAGTCAAAGCACTCTTTTAGGTACTCTTGTGTTAATTCAGTCATAATTCCACCATAAAAAAAGCCGACCTTTGCACGTTCAGACAGGCGAGAACACCTCATGCAAAAAAGTCGGCTTTGTTTAAATTCTCTTGAACGGGTCTGACTCCGTGGATTGATTATAGGCTGTTTTATTTTACGAGTAAATAAGGGGTTTTAACCAATTCTACGCCGTCAAATTCATCCCCAGCATCCAAATGTTTTTTAATTTCTGCTTTGCATGGCCTAAGCACCGTAAACGCCTCATAACAGTCAGGCGGAAGTTTTACACAATCAAATCCTGCCTCATAAGTGATAGATTTAACGTCTGAACCTGCCAATGCTACCGACTCGCGCCCGGCGGACCAGGTGATATTGCACACGTCGCCTTCCACCTTCTTAATACCGAACTGTTCCATAGCCGCCTTAATAAAATCCTCAAGCCGTGCCTCAACATTAGCCGCCGTCCTTGCCCGCGCCTGGGCGCGTTTAACCGCCTCTTTGCGGGCCTCGGTCAGGTCTTTCGCCTCGCGCAATACGGATGACAAGAACTTGAGCTTTTGTTCGACAGATCCGTAAATTTTGTTCAAATCGACCTGTATCTGTTCCGCTTCTTCGGAACCCTCCGACTCCCAGTACAATTGTGCTAGCAATTCTTGTTGTTCTTTGTTTAAGTCGTTTATTGTTGCCATTTTTTATCCTGCTATTTTTGTGCCAAAAAAAGTTGGGCGGAAAATTTCCGCCCAATTAAAATTAAAAATATCAACCTTTAAAATTAAAAAATATCTAAATCATCGTCATAGTCAGCATATTTATCAGCAGGTTTCATGCCCTGCGATTCCGCCTTAACATCAGCCGCCTTAGCCTCCTCACTCGCACCTGGCTTTGGCTGAATCTTATTTACGATTTGGATTTCCTTTACACTGCCATTTGTGCGTAATTCTGGCTCTCCAGTAGCCCTGTCGGTAGGTGTAAACACTCCAAATGTGACAATGACGCAACCGCCAGAAAGCGCCCGGTTTAATAGTCCATTATCGCCAACAATTTCCTTGCCTTCATCATCCGCTTTTGATATTAGCCCTTTGCATATCTGATCGTATGCCATAAGTATATCGAATGCCTTATCTTTTTTCTTTGGGTCTTTATCGAATACATGGAGCTTGTGATCGTGTTTAAATCCACGATAAACCCCTGCCTCAGTTACGTGGAGCTGTACCGATATATGTTTGTTGTAATAATCCGTAGGAGGGTTCCATACCGCACCGGCTATGGCGCATTGCAACTGAGTCCCGTCCGGGATCAATTTTTGAAAGCCGCCAACGCTGGCGGTATTCTTTTTTTCAACGGCTGAGCCGTCACTTTTTTGGAAAAAACTCATACTTGTTTTGCCTCTTTGGTTGGTTGTGGTGAAGGTTTCAATTCGACTGTGTAGTCGAGTTCGTGCAGCGCTTTTAACAACGGGATCGTCATATCGTCGAAATTGATATGACCGATGACGTTAGACTGCGTGGGCAGCCTGGGCGCGTGGTTTTTTATTATTTCAAATCGCATTTGTTGAGTTCCTCAATGAGTTCGTCTGCTAGTCTAACGGCACATTCAACATTTGTTGTTGGTTGCGTACACAGCCCCCTGTAACGCCATGGCCGCAAACAGTTCGCGCTTGGTCAAGCTATATCTATCGTTAGAAAATGCCGTATCTTCTGGATTAGTCGCCATAAACATCCCCCCACAGTTTAATTAAAGTCGGATTCGAGCGGTCACGCAGCAGTTCTTGTTCCGTAGCCGATGGCTCAATCTCATAAAAATGATCAAGATTGACACGGCTTTTTGCAAAAAAAGTACCCGCCGGCTTGGTGTAGATTACCCGGCTAATAGCCCCGGAAGTGGCAATCTGTTTGTTCTTGCCGCCAGCGCCTTTAACCACGGTCGTCGGGTTCTCGCCCTGGATAAAGAACACGTTGTGGGCGCGTGCCTCCAGCAGACCAACTACGTTTGTATTATCGCCAGCCGGGGCCGCTATTCTAATCCTACTAAAGTAGTCGCCCGACTCCAAACTGACGTTAAAGCTCACATCGTGAGCAATCAAAATGACATGCATCCCTTTCTTGAGGAGCTGGTCGAATCCGGCTAGAAGTTTGCCGTAGTAGGGAAACTCCATCGATACGCCACGGCCAAAGGCTTTTAGATCGGTGCCTTTGTTGTCGGCCTCAACATCTTCCGTTACACACTCGCGGAAGGTTCCGATATTGTCAAAGATAACCGTCTTTCGGCTATGCTCGATATTTAGCAACTTTTGAATCGCCCCGAACACGAAATCAAGCGGCGCCATGCCTTGCGGACATTGAAACGCGGGGATACCATTGGCAACCATGCGCTCGTGCCCAGTTTCGCGGCCTATTGGGATTATTACCGGGTCAGGAGAATAACAGGCCGCCGTGGTTTTGCCCAAGCCGCCTTTGCCGTAAATCACGGTAAACTGCGGATGTTTTTCGGCCTTTGGGATCAGGCCGATCGACTCGAAGTCGATTTTATTTAAGTCTTTGATAGCCATTACTTCCCATCCTCGCTATCAGCCAGTTTTAACCGGATAGCATCCGCTATCCATTCAGACAATCCCATGCTAGCCTTGGCCGCAGCAATCTTTATCGGCGTATGCAGCGCCAGCGGCAAGGATGCCTGAAACGCGTCTTTTTTCTTTTTTGATGTTTCCATCTTGATTCCTCTTTTGTGTTAATGTCGAACACATCATAACATAAAAATAAAATAATACAAATTATTTTTTACCTAAAACAATACGCCTTCGCCGCACTGATTCGATCCCGTGCCAGCGATACCCGTGCCGCATCCTCTTCCGTCAAGGCCATGCCTTTGGATACCGCAAATGCCGCCAGGTCAATAATACCCGCCTCATATTCCAATGACCGCAATACCGTGGCCGCATCAAAATATTGGCGCTTGTGGCGTTCATAATTGGCCGTCAAGTCGCGCGGGAACAAATCCGATACCTTGAGTCCGATGCTATCGCAAATATCGTCTATGCCGCAGCCTGACCAGCATTTGATTAATATCTTGCCGTCATCGGTTAATTTAATGGCAAGACTTGGATGTTTGTCGTCATGGGCAGGGCAGCCGGCGACCCATTGATTTGTTTTGGTGGATTTGACGCGGGACAGGCGCGACAGCAGGGTATCGATCATTTTGCTTCGCTCTTTTTATAAGCATTTATCATTTCATGATCGGAATCATAAAATGTACAGTCATCAAAAAAAGAGCGCGTCACAACAATGGTGTCTGTTGGTTCTCCGGTCATGAAGCTAAACAGCATGCAGCAGCCTGATCTGTCCTTTTTCAACTCCACTATATAGCCTTGGTATTTTATCTTTTCATCTTGCCAGTAATGGAAAAAAGCGATAGGTGTATCAGCGTACGACCTTGGCTTGTAGTCTTTTATCGTTTTCATTTTATAGCCCTTTTGTTTTAAAGTGTAGATAGTGTAATATGCTGGAAAACAACAATCAAGGAAAATAATATTATGGTTATAGATGCTAGAGAAGAAAGAGCAATTAGCCTAAAGGAAACCGCAGCTATCCTTAGTGTTTCACGGCCAACATTATTGAAATTACTGGATGAAAGGAAGTTAAAGTCAGTGCGTGTGTCGCCGGGGCGAAGGGCCGTCTTGCGCTCAGAGCTGGATCGGTATCTTGCCTCATTGACAGCGGAGTAGTTCGGCATGAAAATCGAAAAAGTATTGAATCGATTTGATGAACAAATGCGGCGCATGGCAGAGGCCGAGGCCGAAGCAGAACTCGACCCATACGAACCTGAAGCGCAGGAATGGAACCCAAACCTGAGCGATGCCATTGATTACATTATCCCCTTCGATTGCGTGGCCCGAGATATACAGCAATGGATTTTATCGTCCAGCATTTACCCGCAACCGGCTATTTCTTTTGCCGCTACAATGTCTATCCTTAGCGTTGCCATAGGGCGCGGCGTGGCGTATGAAAATATCAAGGGGAATCTCATGTACTTGTGTATGGCCGAGTCAGGTGAGGGCAAAGACTGGCCGTTTAAGGCGGCAAAAAAAGTATTGGATGCCGTAGACATGGGCAATCGTGTGCATGGGCGCATGGCGTCAGGCGCGGCGCTTTATGAGTCATTGGACAGTCATCCATCCATGCTGTTCCACATTGATGAGTTCGGCAATTACTTGAGCAGCATTAACGGCAAGAATAGCAACCAATACAGCAAGGAGATCGTTGACATCATGACGGAGTGCTATACATCCGCCGATGGTTGCGTGTACAGCAAAACACTGAAAGGCAAGGAGCCGCTCAAAATTACCGAGCCGAATTTGTGCGTGTTTGGACTTAGCACGGAACGCCAAGTGTTCGATGGTCTGCGAACGTCTGACCTGGCTAACGGTTCATTAGCGCGCTATTCACTTCTTTTTGGTCTGTCCGGCATGGAGCCGCGCAGGATTAAGCCGGAGGCGCGGGAGTTGCCGATAACGATCGTTGAAAGGTTGCGAGAGTATATCGATAGCGTGCAGCCGTTTATGATTGCGTCCCGTCAGATACCTGTTTCCGAGAAATACGATGATGCCAAGTTTGATTTATCGTTAAGACTTAAGCGATTCAGCAATGAGTTAATTAAAAACGATGGAAATAAGGCCGCTTTCGTTCCCATGGTCAATAGAATTGCCGTAAGGTGCATACAGCAAGCCATGATTATTGATTTGTGTCATAGCGTCGATGTATTGGCTTGGATTGAAAAGCTGGAAATGGATTCGGTTAATGTATTTATGAAAAAGTTTTTGCACCTTGGGGCGGATAACGAAGATGAGCGTTTGGCGAACTTGTTACATGCCAAGATTAAGGAGGCCGGTACGAAAGGCATAAGCGCCAAGGATTTGATTTTTAAGACTCGCCAGATAAAAACGCCTGTAAGACAGGCTATGATTAGGGATTTGTTGGATTGTGGAATTATCGGTGAACGGAAAATAGACAAGGGAACGCAGCGATTTACTACGGTTTATTTTTGGATTAAATAACTCGATTGCAAATAAGCTCGGTTGCAAATGTCGATTTACAACTGAGTTTTTTTTATTCTTTTTTATTATCAATAGCTTACAAGCGAAAATAACTCAGTTGTCAGTTGTAAGGGGGTCTTGAAAAGAAGAATAAAAAAGAGAGATGTAAAAAAGGTAAAAAATAGAAAAATAATTTACATCTCTTTATTGATAAAAATGGAATATATAGAAAAGCCTTACAATTAAGAAAATGAGTCTATATATATATAATTTATTTTTTTTTTTTATATAATATAAAGACTTAGAGCGTTATTTTTTTATTTCTCGGTTGTAACTCAGGTGATTTACAGTTGTATTGGTTGCAACCTGAGCCAGTAAAAATAAAAAA